AAAATATAAGGCTTATGCAAGTTTATAAACATATGAGAAGCCGATGTTATAACGTAACTAACAAGGATTATCATAATTATGGAGCTAAAGGAATTAGGATTTGTGCAGAATGGAAAGACAAACCAAATATTTTTTGTAAATGGGCTTTAGAAAATGGTTACCAAGATAATCTTACTATTGATCGTATAAATAGTAATGAAAGTTATTCTCCATTAAATTGTAGATGGGCTGATTCAAAAACGCAGGCTAGAAATACTAATAGAAATGTTTTGACAATGGAATTAGCTGAGTCAATTAGAAGGGATAGATTAACTATGACTTATCAACAATTAGTAGATAAATATAAAGTCAGTCGAAGCACGATTTATCTAGTCGTGAAGAACTTCACATGGAGTTAATCTAATGGCTGCCTTACAGAAACAAGACGTTGCTAAAATTGAACAATTACCAATATTTTGTTACTACGACAAGCAGCGTTTTACGCAATTTGGCGCGATGGATTGCGCCAATTTTTATGGTATTCAAGTCGAATCTGGTAAGAAAAAGCAGGCGCTTTACCCAGCAATGGGAAGGCAGCACGTGCGTTTTCTTAACCAGAATCGACTTGTTTTTAATGCTCAACCTCGTGTTGAGTTTAAATCCATTAATTATTTGTACGTGATAGATGGCACGACAGTTTATCAATTTGATAGGTTTTATAATAGAAAAGTATTGCCGATCAGTGTAGCACTTGGTACGCGTATTTGGTTTGCAACGCTTGCCGTGGGTACGCTGGTTTATAACATGATGACAGATGGCAACCAAATCTTTGTAATCAAAGAAAATGGCTCATCAGTCACAACCGAGGTGGTTACCGATCCCAATGCTCCCGGTGGTGCAACCACTGGTGGCAAACCTCTCTACGTTGCGGCGTTCGGTAACCGCTTTGTTGTGAACGTAGCGAATACACCTGATTTCTATTTAAGCACGATTAACTTGACTGGCACGGCCAATACGTATTTTACAATTAATGGTGCGGCATTAAATGGGAGAGCATCCGGTGTTATTGGGCAATTTGCTGTATTACACAATCAACTTTACATTATGTGTGATTTTACAACCGATGTGTGGGCAAACATCATTACGCAAATCACGGTAGGTGCTGTTACCAAGGAATTTCCGTGGAAATTAAATAGTTCCTATAACTTTGATTATGGGATTGCCGATGCTAATAGTTTATCGGTTGGCTTTGGAATGATGGTATGGCTCGCTAAAAATCAAGATGGTCTAGTGTCATTTATGATGAGTAATGGGCAAACACCAGAGGATATTTCATCGCAGGCAATTAATGTATTGCTTGAAAATTCCAGCCATCCAAACACGATAAGTCCATTTCTAAATACGGAAGTGGATGGGTTTTTATATCAGTATGAGAATACAGTTTTTTATCGCGCAGGTGCGGGCACATTCATTGGTTTTGGTGACTTAGATATTATTGATAATGCTAATTCTATTGAATACAACTTTGAGACAAAAACATGGGGCCGTTGTATTGAGTTAAACGGTGAACGTAATCGTATTCAAAAGCACGTCTATTTTAACAATACGCATTTGGTTATTGTTCAGGGTGACCCAGTTATTTATCAAATGGCGGGTAATATTTATCATAATGAGCTTAGAAATGCTGATCAACCCAATGAACAAGCCGTTGATGCGTTTTTAAGATTTCCTATGCGCTATGAGTTGGTTACCAAACAGATTTTTTTAGAAGATTATGCGGAGTTTGCGGATGAATATGTGGAAATTGATTTCGTTTTTGGTAACAAAACTTTTTATCAAAGTTGCGCTCCTTTTCTCAATACTACATTTATTGTTGATGAAGAAAGCTCGATTACTCATCCGATTTACATGCTTACTGAAGATGATAAGTTCATTATTGCGGAAGGTTCTAACACTCCTACCTTCGATGATAATCATTACTGTGCTTTGTTTAAGCCTTATCTTGAACTTTATTTTTCTGATGACGGGGGAGAAACTTTTTTGCCCGCAGACCTCAGAGAATTCTCTCCGCTTGGTAACTATCGATGGCGTATGCGTTGGTATGAATTAGGATGCTCAAGGAATCGATGTTACAAATTGGTAGCTGTATCCTCTGCACCTATTGTTATTTTAGGAGGTGTACGTAACACTAAACGTGTGAGCGGAGGCGCAAACTAATGAGTATTTTTCTTGATAGGATTGATTCAGCACCTATTGCTAGCAATACTGAATTTGACCCACAATTTTTACAATGGTTATGGGTATTGGTAGATACTTTAAACGAGAATATGGGTGATATCCAAAATGCGTTTAATACGCTGACTGCTCAACCATATACGCAAACTGAAATTACAGATATGAATACAGCCGGTGATCTAGGGAATGGAATTATCCTATATGACACCACGAATGATGTATATGTAGGGAGAGAAGGTGGCTCATTAGTTAAATTCACCACGACCGCCTACCCATAAGGAGATGATATGAGCTGGATAGACCCATTTGATATTGGCGGAAAATTCGATAGCTTCATGCACCCAGAAAGGGGTTATCAAAAAGGCCAACATCAGCTTGATAAATACTATAAAGACGCTCAAGGCAATTTACAGCCCTATAACCAATGGGGACAAGATGCCCACGGTAATTTATCCGATATTATGAAACGATTGCTTGACCCTGCCGGTTTACAAAATGAATGGGCTAAGGGCTATAAGGAATCAGATAGCGCTAAAAATGCCGAAGCAATGGCGCAAGAGCATGGTTTGTCTGCTGCAAGCGGACTAGGACTTATGGGTTCCAATACCGCTTTAAATGCCATTCAGGGTGGTACAACTCAAATCGGCATGAATGACAGACAAAATTACATGGATAACCTGATGCAGAAATACCTAGCAGGCGCAGGTATTGCCGGTAATATGTATAACACGGGTGCCAACGCTGCGGGTGCTATGAGTAATAATGCCATGAATATGGGGAATAATTCAGCACAAATGGCTTATGGACAAGCAAATGCTCCCGGTGATTTATTTGGTAAGCTCGTAGGTGCAGGAATAGGTTATGCGACTGGCGGCGCTGGCAAAGGCGCTGGCAAAGGCGCTGGCAAAGGTGGTGGCGGCGGCTGGTCTTTTGGAGGTTAATAATGGCACTTAATATACCAATGCCGGAATCGCCCGGCAAATCGCTTTTACAAGGACTTGATACGGGTTCGACTTTAATGACCCGTATGATGGCACCTGTTTTAGAGCGCGAGCGGCTGAAGCAGCAACAACAGCAATTTGCCCAAAATTATATACTTCACAAGCAAGCTCAAGACCGAGCTAACCAGCTTATGCCTTATATGATTCAGCAATACCAAGATACGCATAAGGCGAAGGCTAGCGAAGCGCAAATGAATGATTGGTACCATAAGCTTGTAAAAGAAGGTGTGAATTCTCCTCAACCTGGATCGCCTATGACGCCTCCGCCTGGCATGATGCCACAAAGTGCAGGTTCTCAAGGGGTTGGCGCTGATTCTGGTATGTCTTTTGATGCCAAGGGCAATAATGTTGTCGCCTCCCCTCAAGAAGTCGAACAAATTGCTAATCGTGGTGCGGGTAATGCGCCGCCAAACTCACCTTTGCCACAAATCGGTGGAATGCCACCACAACAAGGCGGAATGCCGCCACAAATGGGTGGCGCGCCTAATATCGCCCCCGGTGGTGGTCAACCACCGATTCCACCTCCTATGGCACCTCAAATGCCGCCTCCTATGCCACCTAGTCAGGGAATGGGTCAACAAGGAGAACAGGAGGTTCGCCCTGGTAATCCACGCCTTGCAAAATTAGATGCTGTGGCAGGTTTAGTGCCACAAGTTCCAAAACCCGTCCAACATTTTCAAAATGGGATGATTTTTACGACTTATCCTAGTGGACGAATGACGGCACAAAAAGTGCAAGGAATGAATACAGTCTCTCAAGAAACGCCTGATGCGAGAAAACAGCGTGAAATTGAAACCAAAATTGCCGCAACTCAAGGCGTTGAGGACACAAAGGCCGCTAGTAAATTACAAACCAGTGGTCGTGAATTACAAAGTCTTGTAAATCGCGCTAAAAAAGTTCAAAAACTTTTGAATGATAATCCTAGTTTGACTGGATTGCGTCAAGGTGGGTTGGCTTCTTTGAATCTTTCTCAAAGTAAACAATTAGCCGAATTTGATCAAACAACGCGTAAACTTCAAGCTGATATGGGTCGTTATGGTAGTCAACGTGGTGGCGCTCAAGCATTGAAATGGGCTGAAAAATCTAAACCCGGTACTTATAAGACGGTTGATTACAACAAAGGTATGATTAAATCCATTTTGGATGATGCCAAAAATGACTATGACGAAATGGCGCAAGAATATAAGGATAGAACTGGTAAGGAATATCCTATTAAATTTCCAGAAATGCCCAAAACGTCTGTTACTAAAGAACAAGTTAATGAAGAAAATATTCGACATACGATGGAAGCAACAGGTTTATCGCGTGATAAAGTAATGGCAAGACTGAAACAAAAGGGATTAGTCTAATGCCTATTAATCTTTTAGCGGATGATACCCAAGAACCTGTTAATTTATTGGCCGATGATAATGAAGATCAGGGGACGGTTGATACTTTTATCGGGCGTCTCCCAAAAAATGTGCCTGAACTTAGACCTGGAACGCCTCAGAACAAAGAGTTAATAGAAAATATGATGGGCGCGGCAATTGGTGGCCCCGGCATGAAAATGATTGGTGCCGGAATAGGAAAAGGTGCGAACGCATTAAAGAATATGATTACCTCTGCCGGTAAAGGTGTTGAACCTTACAAAAATGTGGCTGCTAATGCAGGTCAAGAATATGAAGCAGCGACTGCCGCAGCAAAAGTTCCAAAACCCGGTTTGTATCGTAATCCAATGTCTGATTTAGAAGGGATTGAGCATCAATTAGGTACCCATATTAATGCAGAAGCCGAGCATGGGGTTAGAGCAGCCGAAGGGATTAATAGTCGCGTGAAAAGTATTGAAGACTTTTGGAGTGACTCTTACAAAAAACTTGAAGATAAAATTAAAGATGCGAAATTCCATATGCCTGAACAAGCTATGGAGAATTTGACTTACGACTCAAAAGCCATTATGGAACGCATAAAACAAGGCGCAGATCCTAAGAAAGTAATATCAATTATGGAAAAGGAAGCTGCTAACGCTAAAAATCCTTTCTATAAACAATTAATAGAAAAAGCACCCACTTCAAAAGATACGAATGCTGGTGATTTCATGGCTAAGTATCGTGATTTTAGAGACACAATGGGTGGTCTTAAAAGTGATTTACGAAATGAAAATATTTTATCGGCACAAAAAGAAAAAATTCGTGAAGCGATAAAAAAAGGTAAAGATATGGAAACTCAGATTAAAGATACATTACATCAAGGTTTGGGAGAACATAAACCTGAATTTGATTGGATAAATAAAGGCTATTCTGAACAAGTATATCCATTGCGAGGAAATTCATTAGTAAATAAAGTTAAACCCGAGGCACTTGGTGGACAAGGTAAGATTGAAGATAATTTAATTAAGGCGCTTCGAACTAATGAATCGGGAATGGGTGTCCTACGTGATATCGTAAAACAAGATCCTGAGTTATTGCGCAATGTAGTTGGTCAACGATATATGGCAAAGCCTAGTTCTATTCATGCGCCAAATGAATTAACGCGTGAATTTTTAGATGAAATGCCAGAATTTAAAAACCTTTTGGGAAAGCGCGAAGAAATCCTCGAAAACGCTGTTAAGCGTAAAGATATTTCACTTAAAAATAAAATTGAGGCGGAAGCTAAATTACGAGAGATTAAAAACGCTAAATCCAAAGCAAAGAAAAATCTATGGATTGGTGCTGGGGTTGGTGGAAGCGCTATTGGCATTCCCTATGGTTATGGAAAACTCAGTAAACTGTTAATGGGTGATGAATCGTAAGAAAAGTAATTTGATAAGGATATCAAAATGGCATTAGGAATAAGAGGATTTAACCCAATCTGGTTGGAGGTGGATTTACAGGGTAAGTTATTTGATGACACGTTCTATATGTTCGTGCTTGAAAATACCATCCCTTATATCCCTGCTCCTGTTTATCACGATCCAGATTTAAACATTCCTTGGAGCGACCCTATTCGTTTCTTGGCAAATGGCACATTGCCGGTTGATATTTATTTTGAGACTGACAAGGTTTATCGCCTTGAGTTTAGGCAGGGGCCATTTCAATCTGATCCACTTATCTATGAAGTTAATAACTATGTGCCTGGAAGCGGCGGGTCAACTCCTGTTGATACAGTGGCTTTTACCTCAAGCAATCAGGTAACCAATCCTCAATTTTCATTGATTAGTTTAGAAAATCCAGTAACGATTACAGGTACAAATCCTGATCCTATTGAACTTGCTCCTGGTTGGACACTTTTGTTAGCAGGAACGGGAAGTGTTACGATCAGCCGGGTTGCTTTAAATAATTCAAATATCAATCCATCTAACGCGCCTTATGCCTTACGTCTAACCATGAATGGATGGACGGCAGACTCAGTTATTTTACGTCAAAGACTTGAACAAAACGGTATGTTGTGGGCGAATCAGTTTGTATCAACCACAGTTACTACACGACTTGAAGGTAGTCCACAATCTATTTTCGCAACCTTAGTTGATTCAAATAATGCAGTATTAGGGACAGTATTGCCAATCACACCTATTAACGAGGCGTGGAATGAGTATACCGGTTATGCCGAATTACCGGCTCCGACCAATCCAAATACGCCACCTGCGGCTTATATTGATTATAAGTTGCATTTGCCAAGTAATATAGATATTTACTTAACGAGTTTTCAACTTGTCGTTCAAGATCTACCAATTGAACCGTCATTTGAACAGGATTCAATTAACCGTCAAATCGACCACACATATAACACTGCCTATCCTATTGTGCCTGTGGGTACTATTATTGATTTTGGTGGCATTGTAGTGCCGCTCCATTATTATGCCTGTGATGGTGCCGCTAAAAATCGTGTTCGTGATTATCTTTTATTTAGTACATTAACAAGTGTTCAAACGGTAACGTTAACAACCGGGGTAAATACTTTCACGGCGGCATTTTCTCTTGCTGATACTTATATTGGGATGCCTATTGAAAGTTCTGGCATACCGGCGGGAACGACAGTTACTAATGTTGTGGGTACGACTGTTACAATGTCTGCGAATGCGACAGCGACAGGCCCCGTTACAATGAGATTTTTCCAATGGGGCGCAGGCGATGGAACGCTTACATTTAATGTGCCAGACTTACGAGGATTTGTAACCGCAGGGGCTAATGGTTCATTATTTGCAGGGAATGTAAATGGTGTTGGTCTTTCGGGAGGTGCTGCAACTCATACGTTAACTATTGGTGAAATGCCGTCTCATAACCATCCAGGCAGCTCTCAAACAAGAGATTCAACGCCCGCAGGAACGGCAAATTCTTTAAATAGTAACCAAGCAAATATTGCATCGGCTCAACTTGGCAATATTAACGTAGCATCGCAAGGTGGTGGCGCAGCACATAGTATTGTTCAGCCCACGAAGTTAACTAAAAAATGTATTAGGTATCAATAATCACAAGGATGCGAAAAAATGACTATTCAATACAATGCAAATTATTTAGAAACCATGCCGTTTAGCGATACCTGTGTACAGGTTAATTGTGCGGCTAGCACTGAGGAAACCTATACCGTTCCCGGCACTCCGGAACAACAATATCAGGCATATTTTGAATATGCGTCAAACTCAAACGTATTTGTGCGTAAAAATGGCGTTCCTGCGGTTCCTGCGAGTGGCACAGTAGGTGAGGAACAATATAATGAATTTAGACCAAAAAAACGTTACGTTCGTGGCGGAGATGTATTACATTTTATAACACCGGATACTAATGCTTACATCGGCGTGTCATTAAGACAGCTCCAAGGTTAATATCAATTAATCACAAGGATAACGTGATGGTCGATACTATAAAGTTCAGTCAGATGACGAATGCTGGCAATATCAATAATAATGATATTATGCCAAGTTTGCGTACCGGTGAAAATGTCATTTTGAATAATCCTTGGACTTTTTTGCCGCCCGGCACTACGGCCCAAAGACCTGCACCTTCCGCAACGATTAATTATCGTTTGCGTTTTAATACAGACGATCAACTTTACGAATATTACAATGCTGTTTTGGCTGTATGGACACAGTTAGAAGAGGGCGCGGTTACTCAAGGCCCATTTGTAACTTATACCGCAGCCGCAAGTCTTCCTGATGCGCAAAACCTTGGTCTATTAGCGGATGGTATATTAATACAGACCATTGCGGCGGGAATTGCAACCATTGATATTTTAGCCATTCCATTGATGCCTGCTTATGGTGGAACTGGCATAAATAATGGTACTAAAACGATTGATCTTAGTACCCCAACTACGGGTTATGTACTTACCTCAGATGCGTC